CACTAGCAACTGGTGGACGAGCAATTATTACTTCAACACCAAATAGTGACGAAGACGAGTTTGCGATCATCTGGAAAGAAAGTCAAAACACATTTGACGAGTATGGTAATGAAAAAGACGATCATGTAGGTATTAACGGGTTCCATGGATATCGCAGTGAGTGGAGTGATCACCCGGATCGAGACGAACAATGGAAGATAACTGAAACTGGCCGAATCGGTGAAGAACGTTTCCGTCGTGAATACGGCTGCGAGTTCTTGGTATATGATGAAACATTAATCAACAGTATTAAGTTAAGCGAACTAGTTGGAAAAGAGCCAATTAGTCGTATGGGACAAGTGCGTTGGTATAAGAAGCCAACATCAGAAAACTTATATCTTGTAAGTTTAGATCCTAGTTTAGGCACAGGCGGTGACTATGCTGCAATACAGGTATTTGAATTGCCTACAATGATACAGGTAGCAGAGTGGCAACACAACATTACTGCTATCCAAGGGCAGATTAAGATAATGCGTGATATTTTACGCTATATCCAAGACGAAATTGGCCAAGAAAACACTAACAACATTTACTGGTCGTTAGAAAATAATACTGTTGGCGAAGCAGGTTTAGTTGTGATTGCAGACATGGGCGAGGAAACTTTCCCGGGATTATTTGTAAGTGAACCTGGCAGAAAAGGCCATGTGCGCAAGTTCCGTAAGGGCTTTAATACTACTTTTGGCAGTAAGATTTCTGCCTGTGCTAGAATTAAGTTCTTGATTGAAACTGACAAGATTACTATCAATAGCCGTGCATTACTGAGTGAATTGAAAACGTTCATTGCTGCCGGCACAAGTTTTAAAGCAAAAAGCGGTCAGACAGATGACCTAGTATCTGCACTAATGTTAGTAGTTAGAATGAGCACAATTTTAGCTGATTGGGATCCCCGAGTAATGGAAGTCCTGAGCAGTAAAGAAGGATTCGAAGAAGACTGGGAGCCGCCGCTACCTATATTTGTTTCCTCAAACATCTGATAAATATACTATGGACGCAAATTTAGACAACATAGCCAAAGAACTCTACGGAAAGATTCAAACACGCTTCCCATCGATCAAAATCGGTGACGGAGAGGGTAAAGTATTAAGCAAAAAGGAACAAGTTCCCCAAGCTAGATTCTTCGAATTTGAATATTCTGAGGGCGGCAACCCCCTTGGAACAATTACTATGAAACTAGACCAGGACGATGGTTTAGTAGTTCAAATGAGCGGCGATCTTACAAATGATAACGGTGCAGATACAAGCCATAACGCATTTAGGTGGATTAGATCTTTTAGACAATTCGCTAAAGACAGACTATTAAAATTTGATGCTGTAAATATGGGCAAAAGTAATTTAGATAAAAGGGACTACGAGTTCCAAGCAAAAAGTGGAGAAGGTAACATGATGGAAAGTAAGCTATTTGGAACTGCAAAAGTCAGTTACCAGGATCTAGGCGAAGCTAGATTGATTATTAAACATAGTCAACCTGTTAATACTGAATTAGCTGCTGGCCGAACAATGCACATCGAAAGCATCTATATTGAAAATGCAGGCGGTGAGCGTTTTAAATTCCCATTCAAGAGCATCAACGGTGCCCGTGCATTAGCAGAACACATTAAAGCAGGCGGTAACCCATATGACTCAATCGGTCAACACGTTATTGGCCTAAGTGAAGAATTAGCAAGTCTACGTAAGTTTAAAAACTACGTTGGACGTCAAGAACAACTATCAGAAGCAATGGGCGACATTACTAGCAAGGTAATGGAACGTATTGATCAAATTAAAGAAACAATCCACAAGCTACAACGCCCTACATATTACAAAGAATTTGCAGAATCATTTGAAGCTCATGAAGAGCAGATGATTCCTGAAGATGTAATGACAGACTGGGTTGATCGTTTAACAATCCGCACGTTCAATGAAGAATTAAAATCAGTATTCCCATACATTTACAAACTAGTAGATGGTATTGAGTTACCAGTAAAGGAACTTGGGTTCGATGATTTGTTAAGCGAAACCGAAGAAGAAGAAGTTGCGGTTGAAGACGACACAACTGAAGGGTATACTGCAAATGACGCAGAACAAGAATTAGAAGAATTCTTTAACCAAGTTGTATCAGAAGAAGAAAACGAACCTAATCGTTTATTCAGCGACAATGATGCAGTTCAACAAAAAGCTATTGAAGATTTAAATGCAATTTTTAAAAGCGGCCAATTAGACAACGGCGGCGATGGATTGAATGCAATTCAAACACTTAAAGGTATCATTGACGACGAACAACTAGCAAGTGACTTAAAAGATATCGATAGTGACTTAGATGTTACGGCAGTCATCCAAACGTTTTTAACAAATTACGATCAAGAAAATGGAACTGACATTGCACAGAAAGTAGACTTTAATGGTGACGGCGATCAAGCATCTGGTGCAGAAGCGCCTGCAAGTGCCGCCGCCCCAGCAGCACCAGAAGCACCAGTGGCAGCTACACCCCCTGCAGCACCAGAAGCACCAGTGGCAGCAGCTCCAGCTGAAGAACCAGTTCCAGCACCTGTTGCAGAAGGTCATGACGACATGGATCCACCTTGGGATACAGACGGTGACGAAAAGCAAAACTTTAAAAAGCCTGCAAAGAATCCTATTGATAGAGTTCAAGCACTACGCAATCGTGGATTGAAGGCAGCTATTGCAAAAGCAGCAAAAGCTGGTGCTGGCCTTGATACTGTGTTTACAGCAGGCGGCAAAACAATGACGTTGCATGATGCAATTGAAGAATGTGGCATGACTCCAATGGAATGCGGCTTCGAAAGTAACGGAGCAACTCCTGAAGAAATGCAGAAGTTTTTAAGTGGTTTCTGGAATAGAGAAGAGCGCAACTTTACTATTGGTGGAGAACGTGCTAAGATTAAGTTAGAAAAACAGTTCCCAGACGCCAATCCAGAGTTACTACAAAAGATGTTCAGCTTTATTGATAAAGTTGACCCAGGTCAAGGCGGCCATGAGCAACACGATGTATTACGTTTAGCAGGAGTAGGACAATCAGGTCACGATCATCACGTAGATGAAGAAATGCCCGACTTTGCCGGAATGATGAAAGGCATGGGCGGCGGTGATTTTAATTCAATGTTTAATCAAATTAAATCAATGCCAGGTGCTAAAGTATCTAATACATCAACTGGCACTATTGACGGTAAGCCAGCAAGCTATGACGATGCAATGGCAAAAGCTAAAGGCATGAATTTTAAGCTGCCCGCGTTCGGCGATAACGATACTGAAGATGATTTTGATTTTTCAAATCCTCAAGACATGTTCCAAAAAATCCAAGGTAAGATTGGCAAAGTTGGCGGTAACATGGGCCAAGGCGGTCAAATGAACCCACAAGATATGATGAAAAGCATTATGTCTAAAATGCCGCAAGATGCAGGCATGGGCGGCATGATGAAAGGGATCGGCGGCAAGACTAGCAATGCAGCACCTGCTGTTTCAGCAGATGATTCTACTGCACCTCCTGTATCAGCTAAACAATTATCACAAAATGAAACCATGAAAAATATCATGGGCAAATTAAACTTTGGAAAATAATATGAAAACACTACGCGATTATATTGACTTGGTAGATAAAAAGTTCAACCAAGCATTGTCAGAAAAAGTTACACTACCGGCTGACGGCAGCACACCGCAAACTCAAACAGTTAACGGTGTTACAATGAATGCACCTGCTAATGCAGTTCAAACAGGTAGCGGTGGCGTGTTAACAACAGGTAATGGCGCTGCTGTTACAAGTGGAACTCCTGCTCCTGCACCAGATGCAGCCGCAGCCGCAAAAGCTAAGTTAACACCTAGTCAGTTAAAATGGTTAGGCGGTGCAGATGCAACTGACCAACATATTATGGCTCGCATGCCTAAGCCTTTACCCGGCGAAGCTGTTCCGGGAGCAGCTCCTGCCCAGGCAGCACAACCTGCGGCATCAGCACTACCAGCTGGTATGACTCAAGCACAAGTTGACCAAGCTAGAAATGCTGAAGAACCAGATGCGGCACCAGCAGCGGCTCAAGCTGCCACTATCGCAAGCGGACAACCAGACGATGCTACTGGTGTAGATGCAGCAGTTGCAGCTCAAGCAGCAGCACCTGCTCAAGCAGCACAACCGGCAGCAAAACCAAAAGTAATGGCTAAGTCTGATCCGGCAGTTATGAAGCTCCAGCAAGATTTAATAGCCAAAGGCGCAAAGATCAAAGCAGACGGTGTTATGGGTCCTGCTACACAAGCAGCTCAAAAACAATTTGCAGGCGCTGGCGCCGGACGTGGCGGCCAAGGCGGTCCTACAGCAGCTCAATTGGCAACAGCACCGGCTCAGGCAGCACAACCAGCAGCCCCTGCTCCGTATAATGCAGCCAAAGATAGTCAAGCAGCCAATGTTGCTAAAGAAAGTAGAACAGCTCGTAATGATCATGCGTTCATTGACGAATTGAACGCAATGCGCTCAATTGCTGGAATACCTACAAAGAACAAATGGTGAAAATAAACCACATTTAAGCAAGATATCTCTTGCAAAGATAAATAAAAGCGTATACAATAACATGTATGCGCTTTTTGTTTTACAGTAGTGTAAAGCAAATACAGGCAAATAAAGATCGCGGAAACGCAAAACAAAGGCTTAATTAAGGAGAAATATTATGGCATCTTTGGCAGAAATCAGAGCAAAGCTCAAAGCAGCAGAAGGTAATAAAGGCGGAGACGGTAACAGAACAGGTGGAGACAATTCCATTTACGCATTCTGGAACCTAAAAGAAGGACAGGAATCAGCACTACGTTTCCTTCCAGATGGTAATCAAGACAATACGTTCTTCTGGGTAGAACGTGCAATGATCAAACTACCTTTCGCAGGTATTAAGGGTCAAACAGAATCCAAACCAACAATCGTTCAAGTTCCATGCGTAGAAATGTATGGCGATACTTGCCCAATCCTCTCTGAGGTTCGTGCGTGGTTTAAGGATCCGAGTCTTGAAGATATGGGTCGTAAGTATTGGAAGAAGCGTTCTTACATTTTCCAAGGTTTCGTTGTAGAAGACGGACTGAAAGAAGAACAGACGCCAGAAAATCCAATCCGTAGATTCATCATCGGCCCACAAATCTTTACAAGTATTCGTGCAGCCTTGGTAGATCCAGAGTTGGAAGACTTGCCAACTGATTACGTTCACGGTATTGACTACCGTATGAAGAAAGGCTCAAAAGGCGGCTATGCTGACTACTCAACATCAAGTTGGGCTCGTCGTGAGCGTCCATTGAGTGACGAAGAACAAGCGGCTATCAAACAGCACGGCTTGTATAACTTGGCAGACTACTTACCTAAGAAGCCAACAGAAGTAGAACTCAAGATCATGAAAGAAATGTTTGAAGCGTCAGTTGACGGTGAAGCATATGACATGGATCGTTGGGGTCAATACTTCAAACCAGCTGGCATGAGCCAGAATACTGGTGACCCACAAAAGTCACCCGCTCCTAAGGCTGCTCCAGCCGCGAGCGACTACGATGACGAACCAGCTTCAGTAGCTAAGGCAGCACCTGCTCCAGTAGCTGAAGCGGCGCCAGAGTCAACAGGTGGCGGCGATAGCCGTGCCCAAGACATCTTGGCAATGATTCGCAATCGTCAGAAGTAATTGCACAAGCGTAGGGGGCTTCGGTCCCCTACATTCATTTAGGAGAAACACTTATGGCTACAAAAGCCTTCGATTTATCAAAATTTAGAAAAACCTTGACTAAG